CTCCACTCCCATTCTGTGGGAGCACCTGTACCAACCCAGTAAACAAAACTACCAGAAGCAGCGTAGTTAGTACCTAGTTGCGAGGCGAGTTGAGCAGCAATAAGCTCAGCAGTACTCAAGTCAGAAACAACATCAAATTCTGATGTGCTTGAATTCCATTCGTATTCCAAACCACCTGTAACAGATTCACCATTAAGTGTATATGTGTGACCTGTGTAGTTTGCTACCGCAACAGTCTGTAGACCATCTGCGCTTGTCTGGTTCTGAGTTACCGAAGCAACGTTTGTAATTGTTTTAATCCAATAGATTGCTATCTCGTTTTGTTCATCTGCTGTGCCTACTGTATCAGTAGACTTAGCAATAGTAGTATTACGATTAGCAATAAAAGTATAGTCATTAGCAGTTACTGTTTCAAACGCATTAAATACATCTGGGTATCTGCCGTTAGGCGGCACAGCTAAATAAGAAGAAGTGCCTGAATATTCTAAGCTACCATCAGCTAAGTTAGTTACTGTGATCTGGTTATTATTATTAATAGTAACTAAATATCTATCATCTCCCAATACAATAGTTGATTGGTAGAAGTCGGGGCTAGAAGAAAAACTAGCAGTGTTGTTAATCAAACCTAAATCGTTTAGGGGATTTCTGCGGTATACGCCCCGAGAGATGTCTGGAATACAGTTAATCATCTCTTCTACTTGGGACTCAAATCTAGCTTCCTCGTGCTGCTGTGATACACCTTGAGCCAAAGACGTTAGAGTATGGTTAACTAATGCCATTATTATAATCCTCGTAGTGGGTTAGTCCAACGATAGCTAACTTGTGTCTCGATTAAAGAAGCATCCAAGTACTGTGCATTCTCACGTTGCATCTGGATTAGAGCATCTTGCTCCTCTTGCATAAGCATTGTGTGGTGGTCTGGGTTGCCAATAACTTTCTGTTGAAACTTACGTGCTGCTCTTGAAGCAATATATTCATAAGCTGCCACAGGTAAGTCTGAATAGCTTACTGCCCAAACCAAGTCTATGCTGACTGGCTCTTCAAAAATAAAAGTCTGCTCTTCTTTGTCATAGAGCATACCTTCTCTCTTAATAAAATTCTGATAGCGTCCACCATCAATACGGAGTACTGTAGTAGGAAATGAAATAAAACCACTGCTATCAGGGAAAAGTTTAAAGTTGTTTTCTGTGTTAAACCACCATCCCCGATTCTGTACTTCAATCCAAACATCGTCCACAATAGATGCAGCTACTTGAGCATCCGAACCTAATGGAAACTCAGAAGGGATAATACCTAATGGTAATGGTGCTTCGCCGATGGCTTGCAAACAACGGTTTACAATGCCAAGTTTATTCTGATTACTGTCAGATAACTCAATTACTGCCATTTCAACCTCCGTATAGGCAACATAGTAAAACCCCCTCCGTTAGGAAGGGGCTTGGTATGTTACCTAATTATACAATTAAGCGTCTGTAGCTACCAAAGATGCCGCTTTACCCGGCTCCAAGATGCCCATACCTAGTGCGTAGTATGAAGTCAACAAGTCACCCAACTTCTCTGGGATGTAGTTAGCTTCAGAAGTGATGTCCATTGCCTTAACAACACCAACACAACCTGACTGGAAGAACAAGCCAAGTACGTCTGCATCGTCATCAGTGTTGCGAGTAGGAAGATGGTTAGACCACTTGATAGGAGTACCTGCAATGTTCAATACATTACCTGAATCGATACCACCGTTACCGTTAGTGAAGTCACGGTTTACAGCTTTCTGAGACTGTACAATGTATGCGTAGTTCTGTGGGGTAGTAACAAGTACACGACCATCCATAGGAACGTCAGCTGCGTTGAAAGATACGTTAGCATCGAACAAAGCTTCTACAAGTGCGTCACCTTTGCCTTCAGTAGTAAGCGCAGCGAAAGCAGCTTTAGTACCCATATCAACGATATGACCGCCGATTTGAGTAGTAGTAGCAGCAGACTCAGAAGCTTGCATTACAAGCTCAGCAACCTGCTTGTCAATCTTGGTAGCAAGAGCTTCAGCAGCTTGCTTAGCCAATTCACCACGAAGGTCGTATTGAGCAAGTTTCTCATCCAACTTATCAACGAAGTGTGAGTAGTACACACGGTCGGTGATTGAGATGGTGCGCTCAGTAACTTTCAGTACTTGCGCTGAAACGTCTGCGCCCGGAGTGTGGGTAGCAGCGTCTGTGTCAGCAGCCTGACCAGTTACGATGAACTGAGATGAAATACCACCGTTGATGGTACGAGTCTTAACCATTTCCAAGAACATATTGCGGCGAGCAAACGCAGTCAATACTTCGTTAGAATAGAGTTTCAAACCCAAGGCACGGTTAGACGCACCCGGAGTAGCCGATACACCATTGGTGTTAATCGGGTTAGTTACATTATGTGAAGTTGCCATTTTTAATTTTCCTTTAAATAAGCAATTAATTATTATAGTTTTTGTGTTGGAAGCTATCCAACTTAAATAAAGGTATCTATAGAGATACTCAACGCTGAGGTATCTTTTGTACTTAACCCCGTAGGGTGTACTCAAGGCTCAAGAGATAGCACAGGAAAGGAGAAGGGAAACCTATGCTATCACGTGAACCCCCTCAAATGAGAGGGCGTTGTCACTTTAGTATTTTGGAAGAGTAGCGTACCATTGACTTTCATCTGTGGCTTCGACTTTACGTGCAACCTGTTGACGATAGCCTTCATCTCGTTCATAACGAGGGTCAGCCATATCCTTCATCATATCAGATTTAGTAGCGTAGCCTTTAGGAGAATCTACTCGGGTAGTTGATGAGCTATGTATAGGAGCACCTACTGGTTGCTCTGCTGTGCCAATCTGATACTTATCGATCAGGCTCTTGGCAAGCACTTTAATTACACTCTCATTCCCTTTCGCCTCGTCCAAGGCTTTGTTAAAAGCAGCTACCTCTTGCTCTGGTAGGTTTTGAGAAGCCCAGTCTTGAGCTTTCTTGTACTCCTGTACACCACCTACATCTGCTAGTAGAGCTTCTTCTGCTTTGTTCCTACGCCATTCAACGTATTCAGGGTCAGTAACCTCAGTAGTCACCATCTCTTCTGATTCTGACTCCTCTTTTGGTTGACCTAACTTAGCTTCTAATTCCTTGTAAGCTTTGAGTAGGTCGTCCTGAGATTTAAATTTCCCTGCAATCAATTCTTCTGCTGATTGTTCACTTGGTAAATCTTGTGCCGATTCCTCCGGCAGTTCACCTGTTTCAACTACAGCCTGTACTTCTTCAGTAGATAAAATATCAGACTGTGGTTGTGCTTCTTGTACTTCTTCACTCATACAATTCTCCTTTTAAAAGTACTATGCCTTTTCCAAATGACCGCTAGGCTCCATATAGCCCGGCTGTTTCTTTGCTTCAGACGTACGTTTCTTTTTTTCGTCAGCTACTTTTTTCTTGCGATCAGCTTCAACTTTTTCAAGATCAATCTTTCGCTTTGCAGCCCAATCCTCGGCTGTATAAATAGTTGCCATATTATTTACCTTTACCTTTTCCTTTACCTTTCTTTTTACAACCCATCTTAAGTTCCTTTCATTAATACCATTATCCAGATTGCTACGCCTACGGTTGCAATACTTAGGATGATAACTAAGGCGGCTAGACCTAAGTCTTTTAGTTTCTCACGTCTTTCTATTTCAGCATATAAGGCTGATTGCCTGTCCTTGCGGATGCTTGCTTCCATACGGAGAAACTCGTCCCACCCGTGTTTGCCAGTCGAGTACTGTATAAGTTGTCGTAGTTCTTCTCTCTGTTTCCGTGCAGTTTGTTTCGCTGCAAACGCTTCCATAGCTTGCTGTTCTACGCTCATACCATTCGTAGGTAGCAAGGAACGGAACAGGTTGGATTTCTTTTTCTTGATCAGCTCGTCTGACTTGTCCAAGTCTGCTATTGCACTCGCCCAAGTGCTGAGTTGACCAATGCAATCCTCCAGTTGCCTCCCTGCTTGAACCGCAGCTTTCAGTCCGTTGAACGCTGTACTGGCTATGCCAATTATTGATACTGGGTCCAACATTCATACCGCCTTAACCTCGTTTAGAGGCTTCTACTTTCTGTTGGTTAGCGGCTTGATTGTTCTGCTGTTGCAAAGCCATATCTTGCTGCTGTTGCATCATAGCCTGTTGCTGAGCCATAGCTTGTTGTTGCTCTGCTTGTTTCTCTTCTGGAGATTTAACCACAGCGTCAGGGTCAATACCCAATGCGGTAGCAACTGCACGTAGATAGCCATCAACTTTAAGTGAACCCATAAGTACTTCTGGTCCAAGCTGTGCCATAGACTGTACCATATAGGTAAGGTTCTGTAGGTCACGCTCTCGGCTGATAGCACTTGCGCCTGTAACAATACTAGGAATAGTAATGTCTAGTACTTTAGGATTAATCTCTTTCAACAATAGAGTAAGTAATGGAAGTTGGAATTCCTGTGCGAGTACTGAGTAAGTACCGCCCAAAGCAGCTTCTAGCTCTGCAATAGTAGCACGTACTTCTACTGCTGTAGTACGCTCTGAATCTCGGATACCGCCCTGTACATTCAGGAAGGCACGATTCAAACGTGCTTCAAGCTGACCTAGTAACTGGTAAGGTACATTAAGGTCTGGTGCTTTGTTAGTTTGTAGAATAGTAATATCACGCTCTAGGTCACCTAGGATAATATCACCGTTACGTGCTGCTGTCAAGTCTTCTAACTTAGTAGAAGCAGCGGGCTTAAGACCGAATACAAACTTGCTTGCAATGCCTGAACCGTCTAGCATAATCTTAGATAGACCTTCAAGACTACGCAAGTCTCCTAGGTACTGCTCTACTAGACCACGACCATAAGCCTCGTTGAAAGTATTAGTCCAACGAAGAACCATATAAGGCATTTCATCTTCTTTGTATGTTACTACGGTACCCGGAATAACAGTATCACATACCTCTTGGTATGCCATAAACTTGTTTTCACCAGTACGTACAATAGACGTATAGATGTATAGCTCGTCTGTGTCTTTCTTGTATTCTTCGTGTTCGCTGATAACATCCTGTACCTCTTCAGGTAAGGTGCTCTTAGCAATCTTTTCACGAATACATATTTCTACGATATTACCTACATAGTCACGACTAACCACATACTCATATGGGTTAAAGACTTTCATACCGCTGCCTTTAACTTTGTATAGCATAACGTTACCAGTAATAATAAGTAACTTTAACGCTTCGTATAGAGGTACACGCAATGCTTGTGTGTCGATAAGTGTAGTAATACCACGTTCTACTTTAGATAGCTCTTTGTCTAATGCCGCAACTTCTTGAGGAGATAGTTTATCTACTACCTCAGAGTGTGGGATAAGACGGAAGAAGTTACCACTTGCAGGTAACAGTGCCATCAATAATTTGCTTGCCAAATTGTTTACACTAGCAGGACCAATTGAATTGTATGGTGTACTGTATTCTTGTGTAACATCTCGGTGTTCGTCAGGGTAAACGTACGGTAGGGTTAGGGCACTACAATCTTCCCAGATTGGTTCGAGTGAAGTACGCTTAAGTTCTAACCTATGGTAACGAGATACAGACGAACCATAGTCTTTAATAACTTGGTCCTCTTTAGTCATTTATTTGCCTCCACCCATTTTACCGCCTTGTGGTACATTTAAGCCTGCGTATAGGTCGCCTACTTTTAAACCTTTGTTGGCTACCACTGGCTGATCTGAACCTTTCTTTTTACCAATCTTATATCGGCTACCTGAATAGTCTTGGCTAACGTCACCACGACCTTGTTCACCGTAAGATGTTTCAGAGGTAGAACCAGAAGTAATACCCTTAATGTTAGTAAGTTTAAAAGGCTCAGAAGACATAGCAGGACTGCCCCCACCAGTAGACATACCTGTTTCACCAAGCTTAGGTGAAGTTATACCTGATGAGCCCGGACGATTAGTTACTTCAAGTTTATCTAAATATTCGTTATAAGCTGTTTCGCCTTTAGCTGCTATATCATAGCTTGTACCACCGGGATAGAAAGCAGAGTTACCTACGGAGCCTTGCTCCCTACCTGTTCCGTATTTAATAACGGCATCAAGTGTAGGCATACCTGTCATATAACCCTCTGATGTCAATGCGTCAATCGCACCAAAAGTATCTCCGGCTGACATTCCTTCCTCTGCTAAGAAAGCATCTCTAGCTGCATTGTACTGAGAGGTAGGTACGCCTGTGATTTGTGATTGTTGGTGTATGTCATAAAAAGCATCTGCTGCGCTTGCCATAATTATTTCCTTTGTTCTATATAGTATGTTAATTCACGTATTAACTCTATAACACCCATACTCTTCCAGTAGTCAGGAGTACCTACCTCCTCTGGATTGGTACAAGCTACGTCAGGATATTTTGATTTTAATACGGTTAATAAATCTGCTGTACTACTAGGTACATTCATAAATATATTCCCCTTTATGTTCCTATACCGTAGATTTTGGGGTTAAAAATTAATCTAACCCCTTGATTTAAAAGTATTAACTCTCGTCCGAGAAATTTACGTTATGTTTACGTGTGTATTCTGGGCATTGAGAACAGGCATCACAGTAGTCACACATCCAAGCCACATCACAGTCAATACTAGGCGGTACTTCTGATGCTGCAACCTCTAGTTTGTGGTTGATGTAACGCTCTGTTTCCTCAGATGATCTCAGCCCTAGGCGAACCTCACTAACCTCTGGGAATTGCTCTCGCTTAGTGTGTCCCATAACCCAAAGATAGATGATAGCCTCATCATCAATTTTGTTGAACATCTTCTCGAACATCCAACGGTAGATACTGAGCTGTAGGACTTCCTTCTCATTCTCAGGTGGAGGATTAGGGAAGGCTTTGGTGCCAATCCCTAGAAACTTCTTGGCTGAGTACACACCTTTCGTCTTGTGATCTCGAATCTGCCAAGCCTGTTTATCCTCTAGCCAATACAGCTCGTCAGCTGTTCCTCCGATAGTCACACCATTGTGCTCTAAAGTATGGGAGAATTCTTTGATAACACCCGGCTCGTTTGATTTCTCCACGAACTCGTGCCAAGCTGAGCCGATAGCAGACTTGAAGCCTACGTACTCAGTCTTAGGAATCTCCTCACCCTTGCGGGCAGCGTTAGCTAGAACCCACAATTGGTAGTCAGGTTTAGTAAGGGTAGTCACACTGTAGGTGGTACCCTTATCTAGGTAGGTGGACTTCAAGAATCGTTCTGTCATATCTTTAACTTGCATATTATTCCCCTTTCATTCGTGCCCAACGTTTATCCACATCGGCTTTGTCGAGCCACATATCCTTCCCTTTAATTACACTAGTTATTTCTCGATCTGTCAAGAAGCCACCGTAAATTTCTTTAAAGGTTCTGCGTAATGTTTTGTCTGTAAAGTTAAGATAGTCTACCATCTCGTTGCCCTTACCTGAAACACCACTCGAATAATTGTGAATCATAAAACTGGTGTACTCTTCACACTCCAGATTATCACAACCCAGTGTGATGATAGTACCTGCCGAAGCTACTGTGCCTGTCAGCACTGCTGTGGTAGGTGCTTTGGTTTTC